ATGTGGTGACGTCTCCCGTCCCCGGTTTCACCGGGGACGTCGCCGGCGTGAAATTTGCCGGCGGCGAAGCTCAGTGCGGTGACGGCCCCGCCCTAGCGTATTTGCGCTCCGCCGGCTACAGCATCCAGGCAGTGGAGATCGCCGGTGAGCCGCCGAAACGCCCATCACGAGCCGCAGCCTCCAAAACCACACCCACAGAACAGGAGACATCATTATGACGGTACTTGGCCGTTTCACCGGGATCCCGCGTGACGAGCTGTCCCACGTGGCGGACAGTGCGCGGCAAAACCTGGCCGGCGGTGACCCAACAGTGGGACTCTACCGCAGCACCATGCCACGCCTGGCCGCCACTGATGATCTTGCGGCGCTGACAACCCAGGTCATGACCTCCACGGCCCTGTATTTACGCAAGGGTGACCGGGTGACCAACCTGACCTTTTTGTCCGGCGCGACCGCAGCGGGCACACCCACCAACTGGTGGTTTGCCCTGTACTCCGCGGCCGTGACCCCGGCGCTGTTGGCGCAGACAGCGGACCAGCTGACCGCCGCATGGGCGGCAAACGCGGTGAAAACTCTTGCCCTGTCCACGCCCGTGGACATCCCTAATGACGGTGTCTACTACGCGGCGGTGATGGTCAAAGCCACCACCGTGCCGACTCTGGCCGGAGTCACCGCCCGCGCAGCCGCCGCCGGCGCACTATTGGCCGGTAGCTACGGGGAGAGAGCTCTTGCCGTCACCAGTGGGTCTGGCCTGACTGGCACCGCTCCAGCCACCATAGCCACCCCCACCACCGTGGGCACGGTGCCGCTGATGGTTGCGAGCTGACGCATGGGATCACCAGTGACCTACACCATCATCTCTGCTGACCCTGCGTATGACGGTGTGACAGCCGGAGTGCGGTTTGTCACCGGCGTGGGCACCACCACCCACGCCGGCCTGGCGGATTGGTTTTCCACCGTGGGATTCACCGTGGAGTCGGAGACCCCCCCAAAAAAAGCTGACCCCGAACCGGACCCGAACAGAAAGAAAGGATGAGGCATAGCTATGGCCAGAACTGACTATGTCACCACACACAAATTCTCCAGCCAGGGACTAGCGCTGGTGGCTGAGGCGGCAAACGTGGACGGCAACTCCTTCCCTAACAACACAAAAAAGGTGGTGTACGTCAACAACGCCAGCGGCGGGTCTATCAACGTTACGGCTGTCACACCCCAGGTGGTGGACGGTAACCTGGCTGTTGCGGACCGGGTTGTGGCTGTCCCGGCAAGCACATTTCGCCTCATAGGCCCCTTTGACGCGGCGGCCTACAGCCAGCCGGACGGCAAGGTCAACATTGACTACTCCGCTGTGACTAGCGTCACCGCCACAGTCATAGAGTGGCCGTTCTGACGTGCCGGTCTACGCCACCGCTGCCGATTACGCGGCCTACACCGGGCAGAGCGCTCCAGCTGATGCGGACCGGCTACTCGCGCGCGCGGCCGAGGTCATCACTCAGGCCATGAAAACGGGGTTGTACGCCGTGGATAGCGGTGGCGTTCCGACCGCCGCGACGATTAGGGCAGCGCTCCGGGACGCCACGTGTGCCCAAGTAGCCTATTGGACGCTCACTGGTGATGAGCAGGGCACTAGCGGGGAGTGGGACCAGGTGCAAATCGGGTCGGTACGCCTAGCGAGAGGCGGCAATCCAAGACAACCCACTACCGGTGGCGGGGTGTCCCGCTTGGCTCCCCACGCGTACACCCTACTAACTAACGCCGGTGTGCTACCTGGGGTGGTGATCACATCATGGTCACCATACCCAGTTGGATGATGCCACACACCGTCACCGTGCAGCTGTATCAGGGCCACAGCCCCCACAGCCCGGCCTACGCCCTGGGCGTTGCCGTGAGATGTTTCGTGGAAGAGCGGCGGCGGCTGGTGCGCGACCGTGATGGCCGGGAAGTCATGTCCGAAACCACGCTGTACATGCCGCTAGACACCCCCATGGCTGCGGAGTCCCGCGTCACAGTCAACGGGCGTGTCACCACTGTCATCATTGCCGCACGTCAGGATGGCGCAGGGATGCCTGTCCCCTCACACCTCCAGGTGCACGTTGCCTAGGGCCAATATCCGCGCGAAATGGCGCGGCCGCCAATTCGCGGCGGCCCACAAAGTGGCCGCCACACAGGGACTCACCCTGGGCGCTCAACATCTCCTGGGTGCGTCACGGGCAATTGTGCCCATTGAGGAGGCCACGTTGGAGCGGTCCGGGGAAGTGACGGTGGACCGCTCCAACCTCACCGCCGCCGTGTCCTACAACACGCCCTACGCTGTGCGCCAGCATGAGGACCTGTCTCTCAGGCATGATCCGGGGCGGCAGGCCAAATATTTGGAGGGACCCCTGCGGCGTGAGACCCGCACCATCACCACCATCATCAGCAGATTCATCCGCCAGGCGTACCGGTAGCAGGTGATCTTGAGTGGATCTGTTAGAGGGCCTAGCCCAATTCCTGCATGACCGTGGCCTGGGGATTTACACCCCGGACACTACGGGCGGTGACGTGTTCTTGGAGCACATGCCCCAGCTCCCGGACCAATGTGTAGCCCTCTACCTGTACGCCGGTGACGAGCCCGACAGTTTGCTGGGGTACGACCAGCCGAGTCTGCAAATCCGGGTCCGTGGCACCCAAGATCCCCGCGTCACACGGGCACGCGCCTCCGCCCTCTACGGCACCCTGCATGGGCTAGGCCCAGTGACCGTGCCCAGTGGCCACAGGATCCTGTCATGCATAGGCATCCAGGGCGGCCCTATATATATCGGGCAGGACGGCAGTAACCGGCATGAGAACACCGTGAATTTCCGGCTTGAAATCCGCAATAAAACCAGCCATAGAACCTAGAGAGGTAGAGCAATGGCACAAGATAAAATAGATGTCAGGGGCTGGATCATCCAAGTATCTGACGGTGCGCCAACACCCACATGGTTTGGCGTAGGTAACGTTAACGAATTCACCATTAACCCGAGCGAAAATGAGGAGGATGTTGATACCACCGTATTCTCCTCAGCTGGTATTTATGAGGGCCAAAAAATGCAGCGCGGATCCTCATTAGAAATCTCCGGATTTTTCACGGCCGACAATGTCACGGGCGCGCAGGAACCGGGACAGGCCCGCATCACTGTGCTCGCCGGTAAGGTGGGAACCGAATCGCTCGGGGCGTTTCGTTTCCGCCACACCACCTCACCCCTATGGACTGTATGGACAGCCACAGTGTCACTGGGTGATCAAGGCGGCGGGAATAATGATAAAACCTCATGGAGTGCAACTCTCATGCGCTCGGGACCTGCCACCACAGTGGCGGTCTGACCCGTGACAGGTATTGAGCAGCAACCTAACGCGTTTGACCAATTTTGGGCTGAACAAAACCGGCAAGCTGTCACGGAAACAATTCTTGGCGTCACGGTCACTCTCCCGGTCAGTGCTCCCCTGAAATTCAGTATGGAGGCTGAACGTTTAGTCAATTCCAGCAACGTCAAAGACGTAGTAGGGCTTTTAGAGAAATTGTTTGGTGAGGGCACCATCCAGAAATGGGCTGACGCCGGGATGGACACCCAACAATTCACCGTCCTACTGGCGTGGTCAATGGGAAATCTTGACGGAAAGCGCACAACGTTCCGTGAGGCTAAGCAGCTTATTGACGACGCCGAGCAGCAGAAAACTTTAAATGAGCAACCGGGCAGCTAAAGACCTTTGGCCACTCATAGTCCAATACTGGGACCTATTAGAAGCTGATTTCCAGCGTGAATACCGCATGTCACAACAAGATATTTACGAATTAACTGTCCGCCGGTTTGTGGTTTTGGTAAACGGCCTGTCCAGTAATTCACGGTTTGTTGACGCCGTGAATAATACTCCACGCGTGGTGGAGGACCCGGATGATGTGGCAGCTGTCACATCACGGCTAAGGATGTGATGAGGTGGCTCTCACGGTTGGGGAAATTGTTGGAGTCATCAATCTAGAGGACCGGTCTTTTCACGCTAAATTAAATAAAGCTGAAGGTGGATTTACCGCACTCGGCGGGAAAATCAGAACCGGGCTGGGTGCCGCTGCGGCCGCCGCCGGCGCGGCAATTGTTGGCCTCGGGATTGCTGGCGTGACAACGGGCGTGAAAACCGCGGCAGCACTCCAACAATCTGAGGTAGCTTTCACCACACTTCTTGGATCCACGGGCAAAGCAAAAAGCTTCCTTGCTGACCTCTCCGCGTTCGCCACGAAAACCCCATTTGAGCTGCCCGGTTTGGTAGACGCGTCACGAATGCTGGTGGGAGTTGGCCAATCCGCTAACAGCGTGATCCCTACCCTCACCGCGCTAGGCAACACCTCCGGAGCACTGGGGTTGTCACAGGAGTCTTTTAGCCGCGTAATGATTGCGGTCACCCAAACAATGGCCAAAGGCAAAATCCAGGCTGAAGAGCTCATGCAAATCACAGAGGCCGGGATACCTATTTGGAAAATACTGTCCTCCGCTCTAGGCCTACCGGTGCCCGCAATACAGAAGCTCTCCAGCGAGGGCAAGCTGTTAGCTGATGATGTGTGGCCCAAAGTGTTTAAGCAAATGAATAAAAACTACGGCGGGGCTATGGAGGCGCAATCTAAAACTCTCGCCGGTGTGTGGTCCACATTCATGGACACACTGAAAATTGGCCTGGCTGACTCCATCATGCCACTAGTCCCAGCGTTAAGCAGCGCTGTCCCCCAGGCCGCCGAAATTATGGGCAGCGCTCTCCGGGGAATAGCCACAACAATCCAGACGCTCATCCCGGCCGTTGGCGGAGTTATTGGGTTCTTTACCCAATTCCAAGACATCCTTGTTCCCCTAGCCGCCGGGATCACCGCAATTGTCGCCGCGCTCAAAATCTACAAGGGCACATTAGCGGCCATATCGCTCGCCGCGAAAGCCTATACAGCCGTGCAAACAGCGCTGAATATTGTGCTCGCAGCCAACCCTATTGGTTTGATAATCCTCGCTGTTGTAGGTCTCGTCGCCGCCCTCGTCGTGGCGTATAAAAAATCCGAAACATTCAGGAATATCGTCAACTCGGCATTCCGGTCCATAAAAACCATCGTCATGGCGGTGTTTAATTTCCTCAAAGCCTACTTCACCACCATGTTCAATGTTTACAAAACCATATTCATGACCGCATTTAACGCCATAAAGAGTGTCGTCATGATTGTTTTCAATGTGCTGAAAGCCTACTTCACCACCATGTTCAATGTTTACAAAACCATATTCATGACCGCTCTCAATGCTATCCGGGCTGTGTGGGAATCAGTGTGGAAAGCATTCGGACCCGTCGTGAAAGCGGTTTTCGCGCTCATCAAATCTGTGATTGAACTGGCAATGGCTGTCATATCTCTCGTCATCCGGGCAGGGATTATGGCAATTAAAGCCGTGTGGATTCCTGTGTGGAACGCAATTAAAACAGCCACATCTACCGTGTGGAATTTCATTAAAAACACTATCACCACGGTCATAAACTTCCTCAAACCCTACATCATAGCCGCCTTGAATATCATCAAAAACGTTACGACAACCGTATGGAACGCCGTTAAAAGGGTCGTGTCAACTGTCGTTAATTCCATTCGCTCCACCGTGACAGGCGCTTTTAACGCAGTAAAAAACATCGTCACATCAGTGTTTAATGCGATTAACAACACGATAGGTGGCAAAATCCGTGCCGCCTACGCCACGATAAAAAACGTTGTCAACCAGATCAGGAACTTCTTTTCCGGGGCGAAAAAATGGCTGCTTAACGCCGGGAAAAACATTATCCAGGGGCTAATAGATGGCATCACAAGCAAGATTAAAGCCCTGACTAACAGCATCAAAAAAGTCACGGACAAGGTGTCAAAATTTCTGCCAGGATCCCCAGTCCGTGAGGGCGCGTTGAGGGTCCTTAACCGCGGCTACGCTGGTGGCCAAATAGTGGACATGCTTGCCCGCGGTATCCGTGGACGGGTGGGTGAGCTGGTGGCCGCCACGCGCCGCGCTGCTGGTGCGGCGTCACTGCCAGTCAGACTCCCGTTGACCGTCAGCGGCGCGGCTGGTGCGGCGTTGCCGGGCAGCCCCTCCACCGGCATGGGTGCTGCCCTACGGATAGAGCACTTCCACGCCGCGCCGCAGCACTCAGTGCGCCGGGTAGCGGAGGACCTGTGGTTTTTGACAAAGGCCAGAGGATAGGAGGGAGATAGGCGTGGCGGCGGGCGATTTGATCACACAAGACGGCCAGCTGGAGTTTAACGGTTTGCTGCTGGGTGGGGGCACGGTCTATGGGTGGCGTCAGCTGGACGGTTGGGATGACCTGCCGCCGCTACAGGCCGCTAACGCCACTAGACCATCCCAACATGGCTCCTACCCAGGTCAGCTAGTAGCAGGCGAGCGTGTGATCACGTGGGATTTTTTGATCAGCACCACGGTAGCTGCTTTCCCGGCCGCCGTAGCGGCGCTACGGGCAGCTACGGCCGTCCCGAGCGGTGACGTAGAAATACCGCTGGTGATCCAGTTGGCCGGCCAGAAGCTCCTGGTGAATGCCCGGTGTACGCAGCGCGCGGTGGGTGCCCCAAAAACTTACCCCCTGGGATATGTCACGGGGGCGCTCCAATTTGTGGCTAGCCAGCCGCGCCGCTACACCGCGGTCCAGTCCACTGCCTCTACTGGCCTACCCACGGCTGGGACAGGACTGGTATACCCACTGGTCTACCCACTGGATTACGGCTCCGGGGGGACCCCCGGAGCCGTCCAGGCCCTCAACGCTGGTGACACGGCCACCCCATGCGTGCTCACTGTGCGTGGCCCAGCCACCATGCCCTCCGTGGCCAATCAGACCCTCAACAAGACGCTGGAGTTCAGCATCACTTTAGCCGGGTCTGATGTGTTGACGGTGGACACGGCAGCCGGGACAGTGCTGCTCAATGGCACTGCTAACCGGCTATATACCCTCACCGCGAAAAGCACCCCAGTGGAGGACTGGCTACTTGCGCCCAGCATCAATGATGTGGCCTTCCGCGCAACCGCTTACGACGCCGCAGCGTTACTTACGGTGACTTGGCGCTCCGCCTACCTCTGACCCTGATACCACCTGAGGAGACCTATCTATGACTGTGCGTGTGGGACGTATTGCTTCCGGGATGTCCGCTGAGGACCACCGGCTGGCCACCCAGATTGGCATGGCCCCCGCTGGAGCGCTACAGACCCGCTCTGGGCTCATCCTGGGAGCGGTGACCAATCAGGGCACCGGATCTCCAGCTGACCTGCAAACTGTCAGTGCCATGCAGGCTAAGGTTGTGCCGTTCCAAGCCTGGGTTGACGGCACGTCAGCCACATTGCAATCTGGCTACAGCTTCACCTCTGACGCTGACGTGACGCTTCTGTTCGCGGACGGCGATGCCACCAATCCGCGGATTGATCTGGTGGTGGCCCGGATACGTGACAATCCGTATGACGCCTCCGGGGTGCAGCTCGGGGACGTGGTGATCATCCAGGGCACCCCAGCGGCATCCCCCACCGCCCCAGCTGTCCCAGCTAGCTCTCTAGCACTGTGGGAGGTCCGCGTTGAGGCCGGCCGGAACGCCGGCAACGGCGGCATTGACTTCCCAACAAAGCGCACAAATAGACGCCTATATACCTCTGCTCTGGGTGGCGGAATCACAATATACGGCACAAGCGTCATACCCGCTAACCCGCATGATGGTATGAAAATTTATGACTATTCCGCGGACGAAGAATACGTTTTTGACGGCGGCAGTTTTCAGCCCATAGGCGCGAAAGGGCAACTGCTAACCTTCACTCCGCTTCTCACGGCGGTCACAACTAATCCCACTCTAGGCTCAGGGTCAACCGCTACCATGGAATACCGTATGATTTTCTACAACACTGTGTGGTTCTACGGAGTCATCCAATTTGGCAGCAGTCCCACCGCTGGCAGCGGATTCTATTCCATCAGCTTACCCTTGGCGAGCGCTTCTTCATCTATCCAAGTTGAGATAGGCCCAATGAAACTTTTTGACGCGTCAACCACTGAGCATAAGACCGCTGTTGGGGACATTTTCACGTCATCAAACAAGATTGATAGAATTAGATTTAACGGCACAGCGTCAGAGGCGGGTTCCACCGTGGCCCATAACGCGCCCTGGACGTGGGCAAGCGGTGACAGCATAAGATTCTCCGGCATCTACCGCGTAGCGTGATATGGGCACACCCTCCTACCGCTACCTGTTCACTGACCTGCTTACTGATGCGGCTATTGACGTGCTGCCCATGAGTGGTGTCAGCTTTGACTGCCGGCTCAATGAGCCAGGAGCGTTACAGGGTACAATTCCCGTTCCCAATAGTGGACTAGGATTACGGGCGTCAAAAATAATTGAGGGCAGGACAGCTCTGTGGGTGTATCGGGATAATGAAATTTGGTGGGGGGGCATTGTGTGGATATATCGCACCAGAAAAGATGGTAATGGGATTATTGTCGCCGACGTGCAGGCCGCGACTTTTGAGTCATATTTAGCGCGCCGAATTCTGCGTGTGGACAAAACTTATACCGCCACGGACCAATTCGCTATCGTTCGGTCTCTGATTGATGAGATGCAAATCACCAGCAACGGAAATTTGGGTATCACTTATGACACCCAAAACGCGGGCGTGGTCCGTGACCGCGTTTATTCCGGCACGGCCGCCAAAAGCTACGGTGAAATTATTCAGGAATTATCCGCAGTGATAGGCGGGTTTGATTTTGGAATATTCCCTTACGAGGATGCGAATGGTGTGCGTGTCAAGAGGCTCAGGTTGGGTTACCCGCGGCTGGGCCAATCCGTGACCCCGCACCCGTTCTCTTCCCCCGGCCCGATCCTGGCCTACACGTGGCACCGTGACGCCACTATAGGCGGCACGTCATTTCAGGCCCGCGGCGCGGCTCTCAATGTTGATGGCGGCCAGGCGGATGAGCCCCTCATGTCCACTATTTACCCAGCTCAGGGCTATCTTGACGGTGGTTGGCCCCTCCTGGATATCACCAATGATTACAGCGCCGTAGAGGTGGCGGCCACGCTAAATGAGCATGCTCAAGGTGACCGGGTGCAGCAGACAGGCTCCGTGATCATCCCAGATGTGACTGTCCGCCTCATTGGTAGCACCCTCAAACCCACCAACCTGGGAGATCACGTGGCGATAAAAATTAGTGACCCGTGGTGGCCCGCTGGGCCCGACGGCTCCCCGGCCCTCAATAAGACGTACCGTCTGATTGGCATCACGGTCACCGCGGCGGACCGGGACACCCCAGAAACAGCGGACCTGCTGCTAGAGGCCGTCTAGTGCCTGTTTTTCCGGGGGACATCGCGGCGTGGAAAAAAAGCGTTGAACGCCGCCTCACAGCCCTGGCCACCGCCGCGTTCAAAGGGCCAAAGCCTACCGCCTGGGTCACCCCCGCGTTGCAAGCCGGATGGACCAACGGCGCGTCAGGCTTTGTTGCGTTGCGCTACCGTAAGCAGAGCTTTGATGTGGTGCATTTGCTGGGGATTATCCAAAACACCTCAGGCAGCTCAAAAGCGGCTGGCTCCCTTGTCTTCACCCTGCCGGCCGGGTACCGTCCCACGGCGTCATTCCGGTCCACCGCTGCCATCAGCTCACCACTGGCGATAGGAGCCGTCCTAGTCGCAAGCACCGGCAATGTGACAAATGATCTTGTTGCCGTGGCGAACAACCTCTTTTGGGCAATTGACGTGGCGTTCCCGACGACCTAGCCCTGCGAAAACGTTTGCCAGAAACAGCGGACCCCGGAAACATTCCGCCGGAATGTTTAATCACAGGACAAAGATTTTCCCGCAATGGAGCCGGGGTCCGCTGTTTCTGGCAAACGTTATCCCTCTAGGGGTAATGACGCCCACAACACTAACAGTCCCGCGTTCTACCAGTCAACAAATGGAAGGGAGAAATCTCCATGGAAGATACGCCAGACGTGTCCGTCGGTACGGATGAGAGAGCAACCGCTAACTCCCCTAGAGACCCCGGCGACCAGCCCGTCCCCGACAAATAGGACCCACAATGTCTCAACTCCGTCAAGCCTGGAGGCACACGCCCTACACGCTGTGCCTATCCATTGCCCTCACCGGGGTAGGAGCTCTAGCTCTAGCTCTAGGTGACGGCGTGTCCCGAGCCCTCAGTGAGATCGCCGCCCATATCGTCACCAGGGCTATGGGGGCATCAATGGTGACCGGGGGCATCATCAGCCTGCTAGGAGTCCTGGGTCGCCGGACTTTGCTGGAGACGCTGGGGTTGGCGCTGATGGCCGCTGGCCTGGGAATCTATGGGCTAGGGGTGCTACTCGGACTGGGTCTCCAGGGTGCGGTCGCCGGCCCAATCTGTCTCGCGCTGGTGGTGGCGACCCTCCGCCGCATCGCCACGATCACCAGCGCCGCAAGAACCCTGCTAGACAGGTGAATGACGACAGCTTCGCCCGGCTAATTCTCCAGATCACCGGCGTTTTTGTGGGTGGCGGCGCGGTACAATTCTTGATTTTTTTGCTCCGCCGCCGGAGCGAGTTGGCGGAGCTGGACGCCAAGGCTGACGCCACATTGCTGGACTCAGCCACTCACCTAGTAGATAGGCTGCGTGCCGACGCGGACGCTCTGCGCGGTGAGGTGCGGGATCTGCGGTCCGAGTTGGATTTGGAGCGCCAGGAGAACGCGCGGCGGCTGGCGGAATCTCACCGCCTGACTAAACGCCTGGGTAGTGAGGTGGCGCGCCTGAAAACAGACCTGGATATCGCGCGCGCACACATCCATGACCTGCAACAACACCTCTAGAAAGGAGCAAATGAATGAACCCAATGGAGGAAGATCCGGTAGCTGATGAGCCGGAGGATGACGACCCGGAGCAATATATTGATGGACCTGCGGTGGCTGAACAGGGGGGACAGTGATGGGTTGTTCCCCTTCGTTGGCGTGCCGGGCGGCGCGCCAACAACTGACCGCTATCCACCCAAATCGCGATCAACTATCCGATGGTATTTGTGGTGATGAAGCTCACCAGGCCAGGGTTAGTGACCACAATGTGGGTAACGCGGTGGACATCACTCATGACCCGCCTAATGGGGTGGACTGTCACATCCTGGCTGAGGATTTGCGTGCCCGTTGCGAGGCTGGTCATGAAAGCCGTGTGACGTACATCATTTGGGCGCGGCGTATCTGCGCGGCCAGCACGGCTTGGCGGTGGCGTGCCTACACCGGCCAAAATCCGCATACCCGGCACATGCACATATCCATCAAGGCGGCGTCCCGTAATGATACTCGCCCCTGGTGGGTGAGCCAGGACCCGCCAACACCACCATCAGCCAGCACAAATCTGCGACCGTCAGGAGACACAATCGTGACCAAACTCCCTACACTGCGCCGTGGCGCAAGCGGACAGCACGTGCGTAACGCGCAGGCCCTGCTGGTTGGGCACGCCCGCGCCATCAAAATTGATGGCGACTACGGGCCGGCCACAGAGAGCACTGTCCGGGCTTTCCAATCCACCACAAAGATAGGTGCCGACGGTGTCATTGGCCCCGCCACGTGGGCGAAGTTGCTGGATGTCTAGACCACACCACGCTAGGAGTAGCGCTATGAGTGACCCGTTGAAGGCAGCCCTGTTGTCCTATGTCCGTGTTTTCGCCGGCGCGGCGCTAGCCGCCTATATTGCGTTAGGCAAAACACCGTTTGACCTGGCCGGCGATGACGCTAAGGTGGTGATTTCCGCTGGTGTAGCCGCCCTAGTTGTGGTGGTGGCGAACGCGGTGAATCCGCGGGATGCCCGCTACGGCATTGGAGCCCCTAAACGGTAACATTGCCGTGTTATTAACGGTGTATGGTGGATTCCATGACAGTGCGCAGACTCTCTATATCCCTGCCGGTCGAGGTGGAACAGCACATCCGAAACGCGGCAGCGCAAGCCGGTGTCAGCG